CATCAGAATATCTCCGGCTGGATATCTGCCTTGTCGATCTCCTCTTGGATCTCTCTATTTAATCCTGCTTCGACAGATTCAGTCTTGGATGCTGCCATCTCTTTAATCTTTTCAGATGGAGACTTTGCCTTCTTCGCCGGTTTCTTTTCAGGCTCCGGATCAACCACGTCCGCCTGCTCGGTGATAATCAGATCGGGATCTGATTGCGTGTCTTCTGGCTGGTCGATTCCTTCCAGCTTGATGTCGTCCAGTGTGGTCAGAAGGCCGGTGCCTTCCGTCTTTGGCGAGACATCCTTCATGGTTCTGGAATCCGGATCATATCCTTGGTCTCGTGCCTCATCCTCGTCGGTCAGGTTTGCACCTCCAAATGCCACACGGACACACTGCATGATGGCCTTGTGCCGGAGCATTCTGTTTGGATGTTGCTTCCACGGAATTGTGTCTCGTCGGCACTCTGCGAGATCCTCTTCAATGACTGTCGGATGCTCTCGGTCTTTACGGTGGATGGTGCATGTGGCAGAGTAGACTTTGCCGTCAGTATCACGGTTCAGAATGGTCTGCATTCCGTCCATTTGCGGATGCCTATTAGCCAGCGCAATGTATCCATCGACGCCGATCATGGCCTTGACTCCACCTTTGGATGGAAAGGCGTGGATCTGCTCGGTCATTGGATTCAGATCATGTTCCTTGGCAACCATGAGAAAGGCTGCAAGGTGTTCGTTGCTCACATTTTGAGAAGGCATTACCGTCTTCTTGACAGTCTCTAAGAATGCCTCTGTTTTCATTTCATATTTCTCTGCCAGTGCGACGGCGAGAGATCGTTCTTGTGGTTGTTCTGCCATTAGTTTCCTTGGTGTTTGTTAAGTCGGACTAAGCGTTTCATCCTGCCGAGCAGCCGGTGCTTCAGCCTCGGCTTTTCCATCTGCCTCACGATTTTTTCAATACTCATCGAATCCTCTCTGTTCGTATTTGTTTTGAATCCATCCAGGTACTCCGAGGACACGTTCATCCTCGTGATATCCGGACCGTTGAAGTGCTATCTGCTTCTCAGGATCGAGTTGCAGATAATCACGGTAATGCTGGAGATTTTTCTGGTACTCATACCGTCCGAGGTCCAGCCATGACTCGGCGTTGTAGACGGCGCACATATGCGGAGGTTCTCGCTCGACGACGATCCAAGAGAACCGTGCCGGTTCATGTCCGAGGATCTCTTTCACGATGTCGAAATAGAATGCTGCCTGGACATGCAGGCCATTGTTGCCGACATATTTCTCAAACTCGTCTTGCTTGGCTTTGCCTTTGCCGAGCGTCTTGAAGTCGTAGAGATTGATGGCTGATGAGTCCACCTGGAACGGCACTCCGCCTCGCTTTGTGGCAATGGCTTGATCGTCGTCCAAGTCTTGATACCAATCGATCTTTCCTTTGCACGGCACTCCGCATAATTCTGCAAAGACCGGCACCTCCGGCTTACCAAGCTGAAGGATTCGTCCGATCAGTGGATGTGATCTCAAGACATCTCGGATGCTGAAGGCGAGATCATGATCCTCCTCTTTCCAGCCTGCTTTCTTTTGATAAGGATGGCGCTGCGCAAGTTGCTCCTTACTGAGCTTTTCGAGAACTGATGCGTGGGCAAGAGTCCCACGATGCATGTCTCCGGTCTCCTTCAATGGATGCCTCTCCAGGTGCAAGAAAACCTGGATCTCGTGCAGCGCCTTTACCTGAGTCGAACCGAGTGCCGGATGACTCCGGTAATCCTTATCACTCAGCTTTGGCTGGATGGATCTCATGTATTGCATCATTCAATTTCCTAATAATGGATTCTTTTGGCGGACGCATTCTGATCTTGTAAAGCAGCCGGACAAAATTCTGCTCGGAAAATCTTTGTGGTCGTTCCACATAATGCTCGGCCTTCTTTCCAAACGGATAGACATCAAAGCACCAGATGTCCGGATCATAGAAGCAGATGAAGAATGGAAGACCTGACCATTCCGCCAGCTTATACAGTGCTTTGTTGGAAGCATTGTTGATTGCCGTGCGACGGTCTGCATTCCAGTGCTTGTATTCAAACAAGCCTTTTGGAATAGATTTGTACTTGCCTTTTCTGTAGGTGCCATCCGGCTCCGTCTTAAATTCAAGGAGGACAAAATCGATATCGGTTGCACTGATTTCAATTCCATATTCTCGGTGTCTCCGACTAATCCTCTCATCTCTGAATCCGTGAATTTCCTGTTTACTCTCATGATTCCTGTTCGCCGGTTGCGACCATTCCGGCATTGGCTCTTCCTGTTTCTCTGGTTTTCTCTTTTCTTAAACAACCGCATGACCTCGTGTTTCCTGTCTGCACCATGTCACGGCGCAATGACACAAGAGTTCCGCAATCACACTTGAATAAATAAATGGCTTTGCCGTTTGGGTTCACCTCAACAAACCGCAACGCCGTCAGACGAGTGCCTTTTAATTTCACTCGCATCTTCATGATGACCTCACCATTGCTCGGATAATCTCTGACGCAACCTGTGGAACAATCGCATTTCCTAATCCTCTAAGTCGGTCCACCCGATTGGATACCCCATGAGCCACTCGACCCACGTCGGGTTCAGCGCTCCAGAACCTTCTATCGATTTCACCTTTACAACTAGATTCATAACTTTGTCGTAATTCGGGTTTGATTTTTTTGAATCGTTTGCCGTCGGAGTCGGCAAAAGCGATCTCGCGACTTGTGTTTCCAGGTTCCCGAATTTGTCTTCTGCTCGTTTCTCTATATTTGCCACACTCATCGCCGAGTTTGCTCTTGGCGTTGCCCACAATCCAGACGCGGTCTCGTCGGTGGCTGGCATCTTTGGCACAAGCTGGAATAACAAACGGTTGGCAGGAGTAGTCTTCTCCTTCCAGATCAGAAAGCACTTGGTCGAGACCCATTGTGATGTGACCAGCAACATTCTCTGCAAGCACCCAAGTCGGCCTGCACTCTTGTATAACTCGGAGCATCTCAGGCCAGAGGTGACGGTCATCCTTCTCGCCTCTTCGGAGTCCGGCTGAGGAAAAAGGCTGGCACGGATATCCTCCGGTGCAGAGGAAAGGCTGGCGAAACTGAGTTGCGTCGAAGTCTTTGATGTCGTCATGAATCGGAACGTCTGGAAAATTTTTCCTTAATACCTTCTGAGCATAAGGTTCATATTCAACAAACTGGATGGTCCGGAGTCCGTTCCACCGTGCTGCCAAGGCAAATCCGCCAATGCCACTAAAAAGATCCAGATGTTCATAAGCGGACTTCAATCGCACCTTTCACACTCCAAAGCTTAGAGACTGAAACCTTCCAGATGACTTGGTCATTTCTATATAGGCAGTCCATCCATGCCTTGAGTAGATTGTCGATATCTGGCTTTTGCTGGTGAGGCTTGCCTTCCAACTCGGCTCGTTTCTTTTTGCTCCAAGATTTTTCCGGCATCGGAATATGGAACGTCAGATCCAGTTCATGGATTGCTTGGTCAAGCATTGGTCGGCGCATTGGCAACGGCAGAAGCAATCGGAGTTCGTCGCAGAAGGCATGGTAATTTTTGACAACCGGCCTCTGCTTCCATCGGTCTCTCTGAGTCATCCTCGGCTTTGGCACCGGCACAATGTCGATGGTGTAACTAGGCACGAGACTTCCTCCGGATCGATGCCATGAGTTCCTTGTCCGTCTTCTCGATTCTTTCAATGACCTCCTGCTTCCGGAGTTCTGGAGTGAGCAGGACACGGAACTGATGCAGTTCCTCGGTCAACCGATTGACTGCCTCAAGAAGTTGTTTCTCTTGCATAACTCTGCACGTCTGAACGGATAAAAAAGAATGGTCCTCCAGGCCAAAGTTGCTCTGGATCTAGCTTCTTGAGGTGCTTCCGTCGAAAGACTGACTCGGACACACCGATGATCTGAGCAGCCTCAGAAAGTCTAATGATTTTTTTATTCATTATTTGCTTGACTCGTTATGTTATGATGTTATCATCTTCACATGATGATGTTAATATCATCACAGTGACATTCAAAATACATTGTCTGTCAGGCTTGTCAACAAAAAAAATAAAAAAAAGGAAAGACGATGAAAGCAGATATCTACTGGAACAAGAATCGCCGGTGCGTTCAGCTTGTGGTCACACCGGAAGGCGGAACTAGGTTGGCTCGTGTCATTGCATCCTTCCAGAAGTTTGAGGATCTTGGCCTCACATCTAATACCGAGCGCCGTGTTCAGGCCGGTTCATACAGACCGATGGCTCGTGAGTCATCAGATGTCCGAGATAAGCGTGAGGCGTATGTTGCAGAACGTGCAAAGGAGATTCTGGAGCAAGTCCAGTTGGACAAAGGTGAGAAGTCGGCAGGACTGACCGTCGGCTATGCCATTGATCAGTGGAATGAGAAGCACTGGCCTACCTTAAAAGAGGCGCAAAGCAAAAAGACTTTGCCGAAAGGCGAGACCATCTATTTGTCAGAGTTGCGGACCATCAAGCGCCTGCTTGGTACTGTCCGCCTTGAGGATCTGACTGTCCAGAAAATCACTCAGGCCATTGAGCCTTGGCATCCTAGCAACGACAAAAATCCGTGGACCTACAATGCACTTCTCCGGTCCTTGTCTCGTGTCCTGACATGGTGTTCCTCACGAGAAAGAAATTGGCTGGATCGCAATCCGATCATCTCCACCGGTAACAAGAATGATTCCTTGTTTGTGGAAGCACACAACCGGCACGACTATCTGGATCTTGACGAATACAAAAGGCTACTTGAGGAATGTGAACGGTCTCGGAATGAGCATCTAGTTGACGCCGTCATTCTTGCGGTCTATACCGGCGCTAGAAAAAACGAACTGATGAATGCCTTGTGGTCCGACTTTGACATGGACAACGGCAGGCTCATCTTTTCCTTCACTAAAAATGGTCAGAGCAAGTCCGTCACCTTGGATTCCACGGCAACCGAAATCATGCACAAACGTATGAAGGTCCGTGCTATCTACTCAAACCGGATCTTTCCACGGCAGGCTAAGTGGATGAATAACTCTGAGACCAAGGATTTAAAAGAGGCACCAGACTTCCTCGACGGTCTCAAGAAAGCACTGGTCCGTGCCGGTCTACGTTGTCCAGTAGGATGCACACACGATCACCGTGACGAGAAGTGGTTCCGTGAATGGTATCCTCACCGCAAACTGGTCTGGCATTCTCTCCGCCATACTTGTGCGTCCATCATTGCCAACAACGGCGGAACCTTGGAAGACATCCAAGCGCATCTTGGTCAGGAGTCACCACAATCTGCTCAGATATACAAACATCTGGTTGATGACTATACAAAGAAAACGTCGTCCATATTAGAAAAAGCACTTGCATCTTAATATTGATGGTAACATGGTGACGTTATGACAAACCTTAAAAGGAATGTAGAAGATGCTGACGTTGTTGAAAGACTCCGTCAAACTTTTCGAGACTCTAAAAAATCGCAGCAGGAACTTGCCGACATCCTTGGCTGCTCTCGTTCTTATGTCGGCAACATTATGTCCGGACGAGCATTATTGTCTGGACGTGTCATGAGGAAATTGCTGGACCAAGGTTACGATATTCATTGGATCTTGTCCGGTACTTCTCAGTCTGAGGAGATCCGAAAACTTCAGGAAAAAATTGACACGGTCAAGGAACTTCTGAAGGAAGCATATACAAAATGAATCAGAAAGAGCCTGAGAATACTGGGCGTTAAAACTATAAAGGAGTATATTATGAAATATCTCTATAAATACGAAATTCAGATAAAGTGTCCTTCAAAAAAATCTTACCAGTCGCATATAGATTTCATGGATAAGATTATTCAAATAAGTGGCAAGTATAATGTCCTTCAAAAAGTAAAAAATGTTGATCTGAGTAATTTCCTTATAACATGGATAGTCGAATTCAATTCACCTAAAGATCAAGCTGATGCCATACTTAAATGCATGGCGTTGCTTTCCAAAAATAATATTGTCCCAGGAGAAATGATTTACCAAACAGAGATATCTAGTTCCAGAAAAAAAACTCTGGAGATTTTAGAGGCGTAGACATGTCTACAAGAATGTCTACAAAACTTGAGCAAAACCTTGATTTTTTGTAGATGTCTACAGATGTCTACAAGAAGATATTAGGAGGTCAAACTTTACCAACCGTTGAAAACACTTACCTTGCTGGTGGGCCAGGCAGGACTTGAACCTGCGACCGATCGATTATGAGTCGTTTATGATATAGGTCTCAACGGTTGCAATCACTGGCTTTGTAGGCATTTGTAGGACTCATGTCTACCGATATGTCTACAAGGCTGGTCAGTTTTGATGACAAAAATTACAGTTTTAAATGCTTCGGCAAGTTGTGAATAAAGGCTTTTTGTGCCTGCTCACTAAGCTCAGACAAGGCAGATTTTGCATGTGCCTTGGCTTGATCTGCCGTCATATTATTGTCTTCAGACTGAACCATGTCAAAAATAGCTTTGGCAGCAAAAGTCGCAATCTCTTTTGCGATCAGCATCTCTAGTCCGGTCATTTCTTTTTCCTCTTCCTTGAGTGTTTTGCAAACTTTTTGTAGACGCTCGGCTTATTGATTGCCAGATACGCTTTCTGTTTCTTCGACTTAAACGGCATCAATAGCTCCAGATCCACGGACGGTTGTCGCCGGTCAGATCATCCAGGTGCAGGAACCTTTTATCATGTGGTCCTTTTTGCGAGACGCCAATGCCGGTCATGCCATTATTCTGAGCAATTGCCATGAGACGAATTGCATCTCGTCCTGAGATGACAATGTCCACGGCGTGTCCGGTTGTGTGAGGTCCATGCCTGCCGGTTGTGGAAACTCTTTCATTGTGATCCGGATGCCTATATCCGCTGCTCGGATACATCGGTTGTCCAAACTCATCACGGATCAGTTGGAGTTTCTCCATAAAGACAGGGTCCATGTCGCAAAGGCCAGTGCCTCGGCACTTCATTTCTTCAAATGTAAAACTTTTTGTCAAATATTTATTTGCCATATAAAATCCATATAACACGATAGGAGTTTCAACCAGAAATTCACGACGACTTTTCTTCTGTAAGCAAAGCCTCTCGACAGACTTGCACCAACTTGTCGTCCACTTTCGAGTCCGAAAGCTTGGCAAGATGTTCAAGTATCGTAATAATGATTTCGCTAACAAATTTGGTAGTGGTCAGTTTCTGGATTACCTCTGCAATAATTTTTGCGGTCATTCTGTTCCGTTCTCTAATTCAATCCGTCTGGATTCCTTGTCATCATTGTGTTCCGTGGAGTCGAAAAAATACGAAATAACTGCATGGACCACGGAGATCAATCCGCCAAGCATCGTTGCTGCGACGGTTTCCATGCTGGGATCGATGGACTTGAAAAATATCAAGACCAGTAAACAGGAGAAGATGAAGAGGACCAGGAATGCGAGAATAAATCGAATCCATAATCTTTGCTTTTTAAGACTTAGAACCACGGATTCTCTCCAACTCTCTTCCTACGTTTTCCAACTCACCTTTGTATTCTCCAAGAGTCTTATTCGTCTTTTCCACTAAATTAAAAACTCGTTCCTCAATCTTTAGCCGGTCTGCTCTTGCTTCGGCAGATGATGTCTTGATCCACCAACCAAGCACGATGAGACCAATACCGGCGACGCCTTGACCTAATAATATGTCGATGATCTTTTGAGTCGGATCACTTGGTGCCGGTTCCGGTACTCTTGTGTAATGTCTTTGCGGTTCATAAATATCATGCTCACGGTGATGACCAGTTGAAAATACTGGTGCAGAGATCCACAAAAGCACGACAATCAAAAGTATTATTTTCATGCGACGCCTTGAATTTGTGTTTTAATCAGACGATCTAGGTTTTGGACTTTGTTGGTCTTTCTCTGTAAACCGGCGCCTTGTGTTTGTGAGAACGTGGACTGAAGTCCTGAGATGTTTGACATCTCCAAACCGATTGGTTGCTTCACAAATGTTCCAAGACTGACGTTTTGAGAAACCTTGAGTTTCGGTTTCTTGGTTGCCATCGATTCCAGCATTGCATCCTGCATGTATTGGTAAAGGTCAGGATATACTTGCGACAAGGCTTTGATGTGTTCCGGTAAGACGGCGCCTTCTGACATGCGCTGAAGCACCATCAAAGGTGAATTGATGGCCTCATTGTATGCCTGCCACTTGATCAACTCGGTGTTTGACGGTTCATATTTTTCTGGATCAAAGACCAAGGATTTGCCTGCATTCGGATCTTGTGGAAGATTCTGGTGCAGGAAGGTCAACGCACGGACCATAGTCTCTTGAATGTTCTGATTGATATCCTGGTTTGCCGTAGGTATTTGCGGAGTCACTTCTTGGAGTCGTGCATACAAAGACCTCTCATCTCGCATGATGTCTTCCAGTTGCTTCCGTTGCTTCTTAAAATCCTTGAGTGCAGTTTCCGGTGTTTTAGGAATCGGATAGTAGCTTTGTAAACCGGCAATGGTTCCGCCTTGGACAATGGTATTGACGCCTCTTCTGATCCGTTCCTGAGTCAATCCGACATTGTTGATCAGTTGTCCATAGTCCGTCAGAGAATCACCGACTCGGCCCATCAAAAGCATTCCGGTGTCTTTTAAATATTTCCGTGCGAGACCGGCGCCGACAAACATGCCTATGGAGGAAAGTCCTCCGGTGACGGCAGACTCGGTTCCGAATATCATTGGACCGGCTGCTCCAAAAGATCCGCCTGCTAAAAAGCTTGTGAGGCCAAACACATTATTGACATCGGCTCGACGTGTCGCACTAGAGGTTAGGAAGTGGATGTCTGCAAGATCACGATACATGTTCTTTGCTTCCTTGAATTCCTGAACCAAGGCACGGTTGCCAAGCTTTTGCGCCAGCCTCTCTTCCATCTTTGCAAGTGCCATCTCCGATTCATCACGGATGATGTATGCCATTTTCTGGAATAGATCGAACTTCTCCGGATCGGTGTTCTTTCGGTAGTTCGCCAGCTTCTGGTAGATTCTTTTTTGTGTTTCAGATCCTAAGAGGTCCAGTGAGTGTGGAAGTGACTCAAATGCCTCAATCTCCTTCTTTGCCTTCTTGATGGCCTTTCTTGCCGTCGGAGAAACAACCACTCCGGAATTTAATTCCTTGTCAAGAATCTCCTGCCTCATCCTCTGACCAACCTTTTTCGGATCGAACATGTCACCGGCGACTTGCTGACCTAGTTGCTTCTGAGTCTTGGATATCTCTTTAATGATCCGGTTGATCTCACCTCCATAGAACGGCAGAAGCTTTTCTTCTAGTTCGACAGTCAGTTGATCAAGCTCTTTGATGTTGGCCTCGGTCATCTTCTGCTTGTCCAACTCTCTCAGGCGCTTGCCTACTTCATAGATCCTATTGCGGTACAAACCTCGTTTTGTAATTGCATCATATTCTGGAGATCGTGCTTTCAGATGGCGGTAATAAGCGTAGTCTTTTCCTTTGTCTAAAAGCGGAGATGCCTTGCTCAAGAATCCTCCGACTATGCCGATCACTCCACCGGCTGCTGCTCCAAAACCGGCAGATGCCAGAACCATTTCTGATGCAAGTGGTCTTTGTGATGGTTCGTCTAGGATGGACCGAGAAACTGCTTGCTGAGTGCCAATGACTACACCTTCGGCTGCACCTCCTACGGCACCACGGATGGTCTTTCCGGTCAGTGATTCTGCACGTTTTGCAAGCAACTTGCTGACGGCAGACGTTCCGATCTTTCCTGCAAATCTGGCACCGGCACCAGTAAGTCCGAAAGGTGTGAAAAGTCCACCGATCTCTCCTGCCATTGTATAGCCAGGATTTTCATCACGGTGCATCTTAATAGTCTTTTCATCGATGCCTAACTTTTGAAGTCCAGCGTCCGATAGTCCAAACGACATGGACCGAAGGAAACCAAGCAGAGCAGACTGAGAAGGATTCTTCTGAACGTATTGCTTGAGGCGTCGTTCCTCGACTATTGGTGCAGTTGCAAAACGATATCCGTCATCAAGTGCCTGACGTGCATCCTCGGCAGCAATATTATAGATTTGATTGTCATCATCGAGGATGTGGATGCGGTCACCTTTGACAAAGGAGAACCGTCCAGACGATATCTTCTCTTCGACTTCCTCATCCGGTACGAATAAGGCGTCCTCGTGATCGTAAGAGTAAAGTCTAGCCATTAGAAGGTCTCAACAACTCCGACTTGTGCAGATTTAGGTAGTTTCTTGCCTGTTTGTGGTTGTGTTTGTGGTTGTGTTTGTGGTGCGGTTCCTTGTGTGTAGGTCATAGTTTTGAAGTTGCCGGAGTCACGGATTGCTTTTCGTTTTGTTTCTAATATATCCATAAATGTATTCAGCCGGTTCCTTGTTACACCAAGAGAAATATTTGCTCTGCTTGCGTCAGCAATTACATTATCCAAAAGTTTTTCCTCGTTTGCCGTCAAAGCTGCACCAAATTCATACAGTTGTTTTGCAACCATGACTTTTAGATTATTCATTCTTTGAACAACTTCACTTCTTGTTGCAGACAAAGCTTGTGGTCCTAATGCTTGCAATCTGTTTTCTTCCAATATTTCTTGTAGATCACGAACCGTTGAATTCGCTTCGTTGTAAATAAAATTAAAACCCATTGCTTTTTTGATAACTGCTTTTCTTGCATCACCGGTCAATGAGGTCATTCCGTCTTCTCCAGGTTTTGCTCCCATGTTTGGAACAATTCCTTCACGTTGCGCTTGAAATCGCTTTTGTAAAATAGAAACAAGTTCCATCCTTAATTTTTGATCGTTGGAGTCTTTATTCAACAAGACTTCCGTGAGCATGATCTTCAACTTTTGTTGTTGTTGTGCGCTCGTCGCCATCGTTGCAGCCTTGTTCAACTGCATCTCTGCCATTGTCAGAAGTTCCTGACGTTTCTCAGTAAGAAGCAGGCGCTGATCATTGATTGTCTGGCGCTTAAATGCCATCTCGGTCTTCTGCTTTTCCAGATCGTCGTCAATCGCCTTATTCAAAATCTGTAGTGCATAGTTTGGCGTTCCTGACATCGCACTAGCATAGGCACCTAGTCCGGCAGCTATGGCAGCAAATATCTTTCTGCCGGTGTCTTCCTTGCCAAAATATGGTTTAATTTGTTCATTCGATATCTGGTTAAGCCGGTCATCCAAGGCTTTAATTCGCTCGTCAACCTTGTCGATGTCCGCCTTGAACGGCAACTCGGCAGACTCATCAAAAAACGTGTATCCGCCTTCATCAAAAAAATTGTCTACGACTTGCTGGACCTTCATCGGATAGGCTTTTAGTTCCTCCTCAGTGATGGTCCTTGTTCCATCTGCTTCCGGCATAATTGTTGAGGCAATCCCAATGGCTCGTGCGCCTTCTGCCTCGGCAGGCTTCGCTTCTGGTTCTTTTAATGGTTCGCCTGCTAGGACTTTCTGAGCATCTTCCGGCACCATCTCAGGCACCTCCGGCGTTGGTCCAGGCACATCCTGCACACTTACCGCTTGATCTCCGACTTGGACCTCGGCAGGAGGTTCCGCTACTGCTTCAGGCATATCCAGAGTCGGCAGATTCTGCTCTTGTTGCCTCATGACTTCGTTCTGGACATCAAGGCGTGGATCTTGTTTTTGAATGTTAAAGGTCTCAACTCCAGGTTGAGGTTCAGCAAGAGTCATGTTGGTCGTTGTCAAAAATGCGTCAACGCCTGCCTTTGCTGAATCATCCGTGACCTCTGCCGTCTCAATTGTTTCAGTCTCTTGAAATTCTGGATAATCCACACCAGCGAGGACATAAGGTGTGCCAGTGTCAGTCTGACGTACCTTGTCCGAATTTAATGTCATGAATGTTTCGACATCCGGATAACCAAGTTCGCTTGAAAACGAAACGATGTCTTGTCCTGCCTCTGGTTGAGCCATGTCAGTCCTTTATAATTAACTCGTTAACCAAGCTTGAACAACGGTTGCAACTGCGCCAAGAATAGTTCCTCGTTCAGTCGCTGAAATTCCTTGACGTTGAAGAGCAAAATTCTGTGAATTTATCCATGCTCTTTGTTCACGGTCTAGTGCAGCAATTTCTTTCTGAGTCTCTAGTCCAAGTTCTGCAAGAGTTGTTTTCAATTCAGCATCCATTTCTGCCAAATCAATTTCTACTTCTAAGCCTTCAAGCGCCATTTCTCCTTGGTATGAAACAATACTTAAAGCGTCGTCCATTCGACGTGAATCCAGTGCCAGTTGTGCGTTGACCTTGGCAATCAATATTTCTTTCTCAAGGTTTGCAATTTTAGTTGCCAGATCCATCTTGCCTTGCTCGATTGCAATGATTCTTTCTTTTTCTAGGTTAGCAATACGTTCATCCTTTTTAATCTCGGCCTGAACCGTGACAAGCGTCAAGGCCGCTTGCTGATTCTTAATTTTCCGTGCTTGATCCAGGTTGCCTTGCTCAATTGACATCCGAATGTCTTTTTCCATGTTGGCAATCTGTATCGATGCCTCTCGGGTGCCTTTTGCTTTCAAGACGGCAAGCAGATTTTGCTCGGCCTGGACTTGCTCGGCTGCTCTCAGTTCCGCTTTCTGACCGGTAAAAACTTGTTGGATGTCCATCCACATGTTGCGAGTCTGGCGCAACTTGGTCGGGTCCATTACTCCGGCAGTTGTTGCCAAGAGTGCTTTCAGATTCTGCTCAGTTCCACGTTTCAGTTGGATCTCGGCTACGCTCGGCTCATCACCGGCTACACGAGACTTCAAGACCTCTATAAGTTCATCTTCATCGTCTATAACTTTTGACAACTCACCGGCATCTGATGCTACGTCAAGAACCTCATCCAGTGTCGTTTGTGTCACATCAGCGACAGTTCCCACGGTTGTCTCTTCAACATCACCAACATTTGCAATGTCGGTTGCAGTAATGTCACCAACCGCTTCCATCTTAGGAGCAGGACGAGTGAACCGTTCCACATCCTCAATGGTCAGTGTAAACGCCTCGATCCGTGCAAACTCCTCCAGTGCATCCTGAAGCACCGCACGTTTTTGTGATTCGGATAGTCTGCCGAATGAATCCGGATACAACTGAGAAAGCTTGGCGTCGGCCTCTGCAAACGTTGTCGGCACTACATCGATAATCTCACCTTGCTGATTTTTGACTCGCTTGCCTCGTGCCGTGAAGGTGCCGTCATTAAATAGATCAATGACATTGCCACGGAACTGTTCTGTTTGAAGTGTGGTTTCTTTCTGGACGGTTTCCATTGCTATGTTGAAAATCCGTTCTACCTCGGATTCAGGAAGAAGATCCGCCTCTATTACTGATTCAGAAATTGTTTGTACTGGATAATCTCCTTTTCCTTCTAAGCCTTCCTTATATGCGTTTTTAGCAAATTGCTCGGAAGAAAGATTGTAAACTCCAATGTTATTTCTTGCTCTCCATTCTTCAAAATTTTCTGGTCGTGTTTTGTAAAATTGTTCTTTAAAAGTTTCAAAATTACTGTCAGATGTAAGATTTTGGATAAAGTGTGTTTCAAGCGAATTTTGTTGTTGTGTTATTTTTAAGGTAGCAGCCGCGGCTGCTTCCTGACTGTCGTGTTCTCCGCCAAGTGAATCGTAGAATTTTGGTTTTGTAGTTGTAATTGTTGGAGTTCCTCCTCCGTCTCCTCCGCCTTGGTTCTGGTTTAAATTGTTGTATGCCTGAATTACGGCAGGATCAGTCTCAAATTGTATAGATGTTTCATTATGAGCTTTGGCTTGTCCTTCTATAGACGCCTGCTCACTTGCTGTTTGTTGTTCCGTTGTTTCTGGTGTAAAAGAATCTGGACCTCCTGGTTCTGGTCCTATTGGTCCACCGTTTCCACCGTTGTTGTTGTCGTTGTCATTATTAGTGGTTGTATTTACTGATCCAGAACTAACGCTTGAGCCTGTTCCAGTAT